CACGCACTCACTTTGCACACTATGTGTGCCAAAATAATACGATTAGAGGATGCAGCTCTAACAATATTTCTTGTATCCCTATTACACGAAACAAACACACGCACAAACATGCACGACGTACATCAAACTCGTACCTCTCCGGCATCTTAACCCAATCCACTCTGGCTCCACTCTACACCAAGGGTATCACCACTGAAGGGTGCTTCCACCAATGTGTCGTGGTTGCAGCAAGGTCTTAAATCATACCTGCGCTTAAAAGCCAAATCTACGAATGGGTGGTAAAACTCACAAGATGCTCTCATATTATGGATAAGGTTGAAACAAAAATCTACATACATCTCAAAAATCTTGGTGTGTGTGTTGTTCTCATCTACTAATGCGTCGATTATTGCCATATCCTCATCTGTGAGGTGGCTAAAAGAAACATTACCATTAGTGCTAGAGAAAGGCAGTTGTGCCTTTATGCTCTTAGCGCGGAGAATGTGAGCTGTCAACTTCAGATTTCGTGCTACATCTCTGTTGAGTTTTGCCTTTGAATAGATATTCAAGACAAAACCAACGTATAAACACTTTATGTAAGTTGCACTTGAGTGTACCAGTTTGCCCACAATATCTGGTAAAATCTCTTCCGCTGGTGTCTTCTTAGTGGGAAATTCTGTTGTACGACGGCCCAATGATCTAAGTGATATGCCTGGGGTGGGATATGCAATGTACAAATCCTCACCATTATCCAGGTACAACTCCGTGCTCTCAACCTCTTTTCCGGAGATTTTACATTCTTGTATGTAATCTTCGTTAAGAGTTTTGGCGTTTATACTACCCTTGAAGACCTCATGTGGTTTTGAGAAGGTGTGTGACAAGAAAAGTGCCTTGTGTGGCTCTGTTTCCTGGTCTGTTATCTCAAATCCAATATCTTCGGATGTAGACCCCTGGGAACAAAAAATGCTCCTCATGAGGTTGCCAAATGAGTTTGCGCCGGTAGTCAACATAGACCCTGATAGTAGCATTGCTCCAAGTCTTGACATCAGGAGTGCAAAGAATTTGCGCTGCTCCGTGCTTGTAACCCTAATTGGCCATGCTAAGACCTCAAATGCCTTGAGTAAAATCTTAGCTAGCTCATGGCCTATTGATAAGTAATACAGACCAAAGATATACATGGTGTATGATAAATCATTCTTTGTAATATCTTCTTCATTTGCCATACCAGATTCGTGTGTGAGACAGTCATCTGAATATATGAATATGAGCCTTGGGGCATTGGGGTTAGATGTCTCCTGTTCCATCTTCTTGTGTTCTGCTCTTGCTGATGTGTAATATACACCCAGCGACCTTGCTGTTCCTGCGGAGAGTGGAGAACAAATGAGAAGCTCTCGATAGTTGGCTGTGACCATCTTATCGGCTTGCCTGAATGTGAAAACTACGTCCTGTGTTTCACCAGTGATATGGTTGGTACAAGCAACAGTGAATGTTGCGTCCTCACTGCCAAACATGTCGCTATTAGTGATAGAGATCTTGTAGCGTGTCTGCATCACATGCTTTAAGATTCGAATTGCTGCTGGGTCTTGATAGAAAAACTTTTTATCTGTTAACCCGGCAGTTGTTCTTGCATATTGTAAATATGCCTCTAACTCTTTTGACATTTTAATTTTCTGGAATTCTTCAGGTTTTAGTTGCATTGATGCAAACTTCTCATAATCCTGCAATGTAGGTATCTTCTCGCCTATTTCCTCAAACAGCCTGAGCCTGTATGCCTCCTTAGGTCCTCCGACATATTGTATGGCATCTTTGATAGCTTGCCCAATGTCTGAAGAGTGTGATTGAAGCATAGCCTTGACATCATCACGTTCGGACGTTACTCTCTGAGCGATACACACCATAGCAGCGACCATATATGCAGGCTTTACTTTACCATACTGTATAGTCGATGCTGGATGTGCTTCATATGCCGTTATGTCATAGATTGGCTCCAAATAAACAAATTGTGGGTGAGTGTGGCCATTGAACTTAGGCAGGTTAGATCTCATGTGAGTAAAATACTCAGCCATCTGTGCCCAAATGTCCGCGGTGGCAACTACATTATGTCCCACTATTGTTTCATCAGTCATCATCCTTATTATAAGGTATGCAATCCAGGTTGTGGCATCTTGCTGACTTGCGAGTAGGGCTGTCTCCTTAGCACGTGGTTGGAAATTCCTCAACAGTGCGCATGTGAGCTCGGCTGGTTCGAGGTGACTTTGTATGTTGGACTTGTGCCCAAAAGCAAAGTATGCGAACCCAAGCACTTGTTTACTCATCTTGCCGTAGAAGTCTGGATGAACGTTCTTGAAATACAGAAATGACTTTTCTTTGTCATATATAACATGCCGCTCATTTGATACTTTTAGCAAGTAGCATCGTGCCTCAACCTTACCCCACCAGAACTCATTCTTAATGACACCCTTCTCGTCCATGAAGTGAGACGTGTCTGTGTTTGCAGACACGGTGCGCACACCCCTCTTATCAAGTAAGTCCTTGAACGGCTGTGCAAAGCATCCCTCATAACATTGGTGCTCATGCTTAACCCCTGGGCGTGTGTGATTGCGTATCTCAACTGCAGACATCTGTGTGCCTACATTGCGCATAGCCGTCTCATCAGTGCCCGTGCCTGTTGCATTACAGTCCATCATTCTCTTGAGAGTGTGCTTCACTATCCACAAGAACGTTCCACGGAGCAGTGCCTCATTAACATAGGTAAAATACCCCTTAAAAAGACGGGTAACGTCAGAGAGCATTCCTCCGCGAGAGTATGAAGATGAAACCATAGGTGAGCTTCGCGATGTTATCTCGGTTACGGCTGGTAGGAACACCGGTACCACGGCAGTCTGTGTGTGCCTGTGATACCCGATGTCCCTTGAGGGCTGGGATGTGAAAAAGTCCACTATATCCTCCGGTATGTTCCTTAGATTCGCCAGGAATGTGAGGTCTGATGCTTCGCACACTATTTCTTTGTACACGATCAAACTACTAGCATAGCCTGTGCCACCAGCAATGTAAACACCTTTATGATTCTTGCACTTATCATAATACTTAGAGTGGTGCTGGACCACCCCAAAGTCTGAGATGCTACCAGTAGCAAAATCAGTGTCTACATTAGGATTCATATACCGATAGCAGTGGATCTCATCATCATACTCAAGCAGTGTATACCGTGTTACAGACGGTTCGTGCTCACCCTTGTCACCATATGCTACTAACCGACCACCGATGAGCCCATCAACCGGAATCACTATCTGAACAGTGTCCTTCGGTATTGTGAACTTCTTGCCGGTGGTGACATCCTCCTCCTCTTCCAACTCAGGCAATGGCACAAACAAGGGTAAAACTGGACGCCCTGCGTTCGTGATAACCCTTTTCAGAAGTGTTCTTTGCCTTAGTAAACAGTCATTCGTGAAAGGAATCTTGCTTGGCCGCCCCCCTTTGAGTCCCCATTGGTAACCAAGTATGCCCATGTGGAGTGCAAGTGGGAATGTTGGCCTAACTATAGGCCTAGTGTCCACTGGCCATGTCCGTGGTCCTGGGGGTGGTGGTGGCGGTGGCGATGGTGGTGCTGGCACCGCAGGGTCCTCTCCTGCACTTGTGCTCGGTTGCGTTGCTGGCACAGCTGTTCCTGCTGGTGGTGGTGGTGGAGGTGGCGGTTGTGACGCGCCGGAGGTTGGCTCTCCATCTGTCTTGTGCTTTGACTCTCTCTGCTTTGAAGCAGGTACTCCCGAATTAGCGGTAGAATCGTCATCACCCTTTGTTTCCTCAAATCCACCAGAGACACTATTACCTGGGTTTGGTTGTGCTGGCTCTGGAGCTGGCACGATGCCATCCTGTGTGTTGTCTACCACAGTTACTGGCGGTTCACCCCACCCATCCTCGGAATCCCATTCACCTTCAAAAAGCCCGCCAAGGCCTGGTGGTGAATCTAGAGCAGGTGTCTTGGGTCCCTTTTTCTTCTTCTTCGTCTTAGGATGCATATGATCCTGATGAAGAGAGGCAATATACTCTAGTTCCTGCTGTGTAGGCTTAACATTATACGATACTGTGAGGTGGTGTTTCTTACGGTGCTCCTCCTCATCTACTTCCCACTCTGCTAGTGCTGTTAGATCCTGTTCAGGTATTGTTGGGTTCACATTCATCATGAGTGATCTCTTATTACAAAAGGATTGGTACTCTTGGTCCACTGTGATGTCTGGCTTTGCTTTACCAAATGCATCCCTTTCTGTAATCTCTATGTGCTCATATTGATCGGTGATATCATCCAACGCAGTATAAATATTCTTCGAATCCCTGAACCTAACCTTGTTCTCAACAGTGGACTCCTGTGGAATTAGGTCTGCATAGCATGGCCTTACCACTTCCTTGTCCGCCTTGATAAAATAATTCGAGGTTGAGCAGATATGTGCATCTTGACATTTGCACTCATAGAGCACTATTGTGTCATCCACTCTCTGCTCCCAAACTCTCTTGTACCGCAGGTGCTTGCAATCTGATGTGCATGCACACTTGACGAAACGAGAAGGTTTCTTCTTGTGACCTTTCTGTTTCATCTTGTCTATGGCTTTACGCAAATCGTGTCCAGCTTTCACACCTAACTTTAAAGTGTTCTCCGTGTGGAAAGCACTATTCTTTTCGATTAGGGATTTAGCTGGTATTCTTGCGAATGAAGCCATTGAATTCTGCGGCACACTACACTCATGGCACTCACAGCGACCATTATATTCTTTCGGATAGTAAAGATGCTCACATAAGCCCATCACACCATTGCTATAGTCGCTATTCTCCTTCGAGATACGCTTAGCACGTGCTATTGGGTCTGTGGATGTGATACCATCTTCCCTATCAATATATTTTTCATAGTTTGCTGTTATATTCTGGGATAGCCCATCATATAGCCCTGGAGTGCGTCTGTTTCCTCTGTGGTCAAGACTCTTACTGCTCTTGAACTTACTATCGCTATAGCCGTTCCTCATTAGATCATCACCATTCGTGTCCTCGCCATTGTTGCCATTGAGGGTAGTGCATGCAACACACCCTTCATCTGTGATCTCTGGGAGAATTGGCACAATTGAGTGACTTGTGATGACTATGACGTTATCCTTCTTAAGGGTACGCTGAAGGTACTTGACCCATAAACGACGGTGCTCATTGGAGTATGTAGTCATTGTGATAGATATTGTCATCTTGTCTGCTATGGGGTGGCGAGTTATGTTCACAACTAATGTGATATTCGCCGGGAATTGTGCTAGGAATACTGTGAACAGCTTATATGCTGACAGTGCCAAGTCCATACCCTCAACATCCATCTCATCGAACGCATTGTACACCTGTTCATATGAGGCTGACCCGAACTGATCTAGTGATGTGATACCATTAACGCGCATATCCAGTCGAATTGATCGATAGGTGTTGTACTGTCCGGCTCCTGTGAAGAAATTATCATCCCAGAACCCAGTGCGCATGAATAACTTATCGCTTATGTACTCGCAATATTGATGCTCATGTGATTTATGATTCACTGGCATTTGCTCATACAATAAACGAACGTTCCTTGGTCCATCACCACCCTTATCAGTCTTAGTGGCCTTTCCTTTGCCATGGACTGCTTCATTAAGAGTTTTGTCCACCTCAACAGTTGTGGTTGCCTTCACTATGATGTCAGCGAGCCTTTGGGCCTGAGCTTCCTCTCTTGCAAGTCTAACCTCTACCAGCTTTGCTGGAGGGTTTTTGAGGTTGTATTCTCGCTCAGCCTTTTTGCGCTCCCATTCCTTATCTAGCTTTCTCTGAAGTTTCTCAGCGGCAGCACAACTGTCCTCCATCTGCTTGGCGGATTTCTCTTTCGCCAGACGTTTCCTCTCAGCTTTCTGTTCCTTGGTCAATGGCCCTGAGATAGCCATGACCAGTTTGGCCGCTTTACTTACCTTAACTTTCACAGCTGGTACGGCCTGAGGTGTCTCAATGTGTTCTGGTAGTGGTGTGACAAGTGACTCCTTATATCGTGACCCTTTCGTGAGGTCACGTTTTGTCACTGCACCAACTCCATACCCATGTTCGAGAACATTCTTACCCTCTGTTGTTGCATTGGGGAATCTCTGTATAAGGTCTAGCTTGGGTTGTTCTTTATAACCACATGCTTGCGCCCCAAAGATTTTTCCTTTACGCTTGAAATGAGCATGGTATGTGATACGCTTTATCTGCTTATTAGATAGCTTCTTCACATCCCCCAATCCAAGCTCATTCATTACCTCTCTCAGAAAATCTGCACGGTATCTGGGAACATATATTGAGAATGGCATCCCATTGACCAAAAGTATATGGCCATTGACAAGATTGAAAATCACTCTTGGGTTTTTGTTTGTGATTAAACTATCCGCTAGTACATCATATAAACCCGAAAGTCTTTTCTTGAACCAATCTGTCTTTGGGAAGTAACTCAAATACTCCTCTAAATACCCATTCTCGCTCATCGAGATACACAACTTTTTCTGATCGATGCCTGGCTTAAACGGTGCTGCTAGCTCATTATCCGTGAGTGTTACTTTAGAGACTAGCTTATAGGCTTCTTCAAGGAGTCCTCTCTGCTCTTCTGTGAGCTGTGATCCTAAGCCGTTTTCATGCACCACAAAGTCGATTAAACGACTCTTGTCTCTACCCTTCTTCTCTAGGTTCGAGCGATTCATATCTGCCAGGTCAGCAGGGATGTCAACTACTTCATTGTCGTCGTTATCACGATCAATTACTACTGCTGGTGTTTCTTCCTCCTTGTGTAGATTTGACTTTTTGCTCCCCTGCTTATTACCTTTACTTGAATTTACCTTTATCGCTTTCTCTCGTGACAACTTTTTATCATTTCGCTCATTAGCACTCACTCGTTTGGCGAATTTAGCGGTATTTGATTGTTTGTCTGTCATTTTGAAATTTAAAAAGCTAAGTAAAAGTCCCTACCCCAAATTTATACTCATGAGGTGTGAGTCACAAAACATAGAGCGGGTGTTTACCCGCATACGCACATATTAGTAATTAAGACATAAACACGCACGATATTATTAAACATAAACACGCACTTAACGTGTGTACACGCTGATTTTGTTGCTGTTTTGAAATATATATGTTTATACATAGACAGAAGGTGTTAAGTTCGCTGCTGGTATGCCGTTCGCAATGGTGTATATAATGAAATCAACCACTAGTGTACCCGTTAGTGTCCCATGTGTGAAGGTTACTTGTGGGACCGTATCATTGCTATTAACACTCAAAGTGTTATATTGTACCACTTGTGGAGTACTAACAACGTACGTGTGACCCTGAAGCCCTGTTGTGGCAGTGTTTTGCCAAATTACAATTGGTGACAACTTTGAAACGGATACTGAGACACCTGTTGTTGCTGAAGCTGCTGCGAGTGCTGCACCTGATCCGACGGCTGTTAACTTCTGGGATATGTGATACATATCACCAATATTAGCATCCGGGAATGTAATGGTGTAAGATGTGCCCGATCCGGTGATCGTGGTGTTAAGGAGCGCACCATAAGAGGAGTTGATCTTGAATGCTGAAGTTCCATTAACTGTGGATGCCCTAAAGATCCCATATCTTGCGGGACTAATGTGTGGCTTCCGGAACTCAATGTCATATGTGACCCATAACTCCCCTAGGATTGTTCCTTGTGCGATTTGTGTCTGTGTGGCTAGATAGAAATTTCCCATGTCTGTCATTGACAATGGCTGCCCAACTTGGGTTGTTCTAACATAGCGCCCAGTCACCGGTTGGTCCTTGCACTCTATGCCGAAAAGCATACTCGTGTCCGGTCGAGCTGATATAGCGAAGTCGGAGTTCTCCATTTGTGGTTTACTCGAATAAGCTGGTAAAGTAGGGTCATATTCGCAGGACATTATAACTGATCCCATAGCTCCTGCCGAAAAGTAGGGTGACGTTGTGGAGACGAACTCAAACACAAGGCCGTGGAAGACATATTCTTCAAAATTCGTTGCTATTTGGGACAAGTACTGAAATGTAGCTGCTAACCCGGGTTGTATAGGCCAGGCATTTATGCTAAACGCGTTGGATCCGCCGGAGTATACATCATCTAAATATTCGCGGTGCTTAATACGCACACTTGAATTAGTTGATCCGAAACTCGACAGCGCACCCTCGCGTGTGGCGGAAGGGAATAGAGAGTTATATGAAACCCTCTCAGACGATGTATAATCGCCTGACCCAATCAATCGGGATATTCGACCACCTAGCTTACCACCTAACCTACTGCCTAATGCAGCATTACCGAACTTACGACCTACTACGCCACCTAAAGCGGATCCTCCGGAACGGAGCGCCTTTTTGATGACCGGTCTAAGAGACCTCGCAGCTGCAGCCCCAATAGCTTTAACCGAACGAGGCAAAGTATAAGCGCCAGAACCACGCATATGATTGCGCATACCTCTTCTGCCTTTAGATCTTGATTTTCCATTCTTGTTATTTTTACTTTTAGTCATTTTTCTGAATAGTTATTATGTTAAAACAAGTCCATATTGCGGGTGCTACCCGTCGATCTTTGGGTGGGCCTGACACACTGTCAGACCCACCCACTGCCCGCGGTGGCGAACCGCGGGCCCCCAGCCTAGGGATTAATTAATAGTACTACCTATGAAAACGCGGCT